GAGGGGACTCGCAAGACATCCGACAACCCGTTTTCCATTATGTCCTTGATTCGTCGCGCTTGGTCGTCGCCCTCTACAGAGAAGCATAACTCATCATGAACGGTGAGCATAGGCAAAAGTCCTTCCGCGTAACAATCTGCCATGGCTTTCTTAGTTTGATCCGCAGCCGAACCTTGGATCAACTTGTTTAACGCCTTGTAAGTAAAGGCTCTTCTCAGAGGCTGACCGTATTCCTTCATCGCCTCCTCGTATGTCAAGGGTTTTTTGTACCCAAATGAACGTGGCTCCCACAGATGGAAACGACACCGCCGTCCAAGCAGGGTGCGTATCTGTCCTGTCTTATCAGCTTGCTTGGTTGCCAACTCCGCTAGGTTCTTAACGAACGGAACCTTTTCACGGTGCGTGGCTAGCAGTTCTCCTGCTTCCTCCGCAGAGATACCAAGCTGATCCCCTAGTTTGCCTTTGCCCATGCCATACATGATACCAAGGTTCACGACCTTCGCTTCCTTGCGGTTGATCCCCGCAATGTCCGCAACCATCTGGTGCAGGTCAACGTCCCCGTTGTGGTATTCCTCGACAATCTTATCGACAATCGGGTGCTTGTGTTCTCCCTTCAGGCTAGCCGCAAAGTGGACCAATAACCTTGGCTCTTGGCTTGAGTAGTCAAATGACCCCCACTTGGTGCCCTCTTCTGGTACGAACAGACCACGAATCAGCTTCTTGATCTCAGGATCACGGGCAGGAATTTGCTGTAGGTTAGGGTTCGAAGAAGAGAACCGCCCCGTTACCGTGCCCCCGTCATCGGAACGTAGCTGATGAAATTCGCAGTGGATGCGCCCGTTGTGTTCGTGCTTTAGGATCGTATCGATGAACGTACTGTCCGCCTTGTCGAACTCTCGCAGCTTCACAATCATCTGTGCAACCGGATGATCATGCGCCGACAGCCACTGTTTGGTAAACGAAGGCACACCACCTTTACGGAACATGTCGTCTTGTTTGTCCTCTGAGGTGGGGTATGCCACGCCCAGTTCATCGAACACCATAGCCACAGATGCAGCCGCCCATGGCTCGATCTTCACGTTCGTCTGCCTGAATATTTCATCTTTCAGCTTTTTGGTCTGGGCCTTGAAATACTTCTTGGCTTGTTCAGCTTTGTCGAGATCGACGCGCACACCAAGCTGCCGCATGTCGCACATCATAGGGATTAGGCTTGTCTCTAGGTTCCAGATGTTCCAGAGATCCTGCTTTTCCAGTTCGATCTTCAGCCGTTCCCATAGGCGCAGGGTCATACCCGCATCCTGCTCGGCGTAGCGTCCAACAAACTGCGGCGGCAGCTTGTACATCTCTGCCTTGGGGTCTAGTCCCCACTCGGCAGCAGCCACACGCAGCAGCTTCTCGTTCTTGCGTTCATCGAGATAGTCCCGACCAAGGTTGTTCAGGCTGTAGGACCAACGGTTCTCGTCCACCACGGCACCCGTAATCATCGTATCGATAATGCGGCCCTCGACCTTGATGCCCTCGGCACGTAACCAACCCAGATCGTAGGTAGCATTGTGCATGATCTTGTCGATATGCGGTGTTGCCATTTGTTTCTGCAACCACTTGAGCGCGATCCTCGCATCCATGTTATGTCCGTTGGCATGGCGGATAGGGAAGTATCCCTCCCAGTCCCCCGCTGCTACGGCTATGCCTACGATGTACCCGTCTTTGCGTACCCACCCTGGACCAAGGGTCGTCAGGTTCGGGTCGCATGTCTCAAGGTCGATGGCGATTTGCTTGTAATGCGTCAGGTCAGGAAACTCGACAGGGATATTCCATGTCAGTTCTTTACCTTGGTTCATCTGGTCGGCAATGATACTATCTTTATCCAGTGACATCACGCTTCCCCATGAATGCTTTCTGTACTTCTTGGATCTTCTTCTCGCGTTCATGGAACTCGGCACCCAGTGCGCTGTATCCACACTTGTCGATCCACGAATCGTCATGATCGGTATCGTGCAACAGCCGTGCCGTCTTTACCCAGTCCATCATCAGCGCAACATGCTGCGGAGTAATGTACCCTCGCGTAGCTTGTGCCTCTTTGATTATGAGGTTCCAACCATCTGCAATGCGCGTGAAGTTATCGTACGCATCGCCGTAGTCCTTGGCCCTCTGTCCGTTGATGTAATCGCCAGCCTTCAATAATATTTCGTCTCTGTTCATATCTTGTACCTGTATGATTTGTCGGACTCTATGAGATATAGGTTCTCTTTCGCCCTTGTGATTGCCACATAGAATATCCGGTCTTCATCTTCGGGGTGCTTGCCCTCAACGCAAGCCTTGGTTGACCCCAAGTAAACTGCTACGTTTGTATCCTCTCCTCCCTTCATGGCATGGATCGTTGAGATCTTGATCCTTGGTTCTTGGTAAATGCTTTCGCCCCGCCGCTCGATGGCGCGGACGTAAATCTTTTCGTCCTCCGACAGCTTCACGATATCCATCGGATCGGTGTTGATGTCTGCAATCAAACCAAACTCCTTGTACAGCTTACTGTACGTCAGCAGTTCGTCAGACCCCGCCGCATCGAGGAGCTTGGTTGCGCCGTGCTTGACCACCGCACCTGCACCACGCTTTGGAACGGCCTCATACAACCGCTTGACCTGTCCAACGTACAGACCTTTGCCCAAGGTCAGATCCTTCCAGAACCCCATGGCTTCTAGCTTCTTCTCCGGTATCGACCACCGCCCCTTGCGGCTGTAGAAATAACCTGCCTCTTCCAGATGCTCGGCTATGTCGTTCACGAACTTGTTGGTCCGCGCCATGATGGTCCACGACCCACTGTCTAAGGGCAACTGCCACAGGCTACCGACCTGAGTGACCAAGCCCTCACGCTCTTGCGGGAAGAACTCCTTCTCCAACCGCCCTGGTATCCGTGCAGAGATATGGTTAGCAAGCTCCCAGACGCTCCGTGGTAAGCGGTAGGACTGGTTCAGCACCTCGACATTGTCTGAGGCGTTGATGAACTCCTGAACGTCCACAGAGGTCCAGCGGTGGATAGCCTGATCGTCATCCCCTGCAATCAGAACTTCGTCCGCATGCTCCGCCATCTTGCGTACCATCTCCCACTGCGCAGGTGTCAGGTCTTGTGCTTCATCCACAATCAACAGGTCCAGACTGGGTGGTTCCACCATGTCGGTGTACTTGGTGATCATGTCGGTGAAATCCAAACGGTTGGTCTTGGACTTGTACTCCTCGATCTGAGCATCGATCTGCACTAGCTTGTTGAAGTGCAGGTTATGATCCCCCTCGTAGTTGTACTCATACTCAAGGCCCTTGCCTCGGTACTTAGAACGCCACACCACCGTAAGGTACTTGGCTCCCGATCCGCCTACAGAAGGGATCGATATGCCGTCATCAACGGAGGTGGCATCCGCTCCATCAAACGCCACCCCCAACATGGAACCGAGTCGCTTGTAATCCTCGCGCCCCATGACATCCCCACGTTGCAGTCCTAACCCGTGATAGCCCGTCGCGTGTAAGGTTCTGAAATGTGGGAAATCGTTTCTCTCTAAATTAAACTTGGCACATGCACGGTCGATAAACTCACCAATCGCCTTGGTGGTAAACGATACAACGCCAATGCGTGATGGATGCACACCCTCTTGCAGCTTCTCTTGCACACGCTCGATCAGAGTGTACGTCTTACCGCAGCCTGGGGGACCCAGTATCAATGTTGCATTAGGTATCATGGTCTTTTGTCATCCAACCATTCTTCAATCTCTTCACGCTTCCAACGGCTCGTCTTTCGATTGAAGTCACCACTCCCAAATTTGTATGGCTCTGGGAACGTACCTTCATTTACCCATTTGTAGATTGCGGACTCTGATACATCGAGCCACTCAGCTACCTCTTTAACTTTCAACAATTTAGAATGGGATGTCATTATCTATCTCCTGTATCGGAAGTGTACCTTCCATGTTCTCGAACGCAGGGACCCACCATACTCGGATCGTGGACCTTGAACCGTCTTCTTTGTTTACGTTTTTATGCCCATGGCAATCTTGGTTGTCGTTCATCTGCTTGAGGATCTCTTGTATCTGTGCCCTCGTGAAACCTTTGAAGCGGCGGTTGTGCAAAAACTCTGTCAGGCCCGACATGGTAAAGTATGTATACCCTTGGTTATCGGTCCATGGTTTCCCTGCTAGCATCTCCTCTGGGTGCATCGCCCTGATCTTACTGGTGCAGAATATCCGTAGCAGTTCTTTGAACTCCCCAGTCAGGGTCAGTTCCTCTGGAACCTCCTGCTTTGTGGACTCCGACATCAGCTTGCGCAGCAACGTCTGCCATGTCTTTGGTTTCAAGATCGGCGGTGCGATCTGTATCTGCTCCATGCATGCACGTTGGAACAACGTCTGGTTCTGTAGCTGCTCGGAGTTCAGTTGCACACGCTCCCCCTGGACAGTCAGGAAGTACAGGCGCGGCTCCGACAGTTGGATCAACAGGCTCCCGATATCTAGGGCCGTCTCAGCGTCCTCGCCAATACCGTAGCGGCGGGACATGCACAGTTCCTTATCGCAGTAACTCTTGAACGGCTCTTGCTCACAGGTATAGAAGTACTCTTTCTTCTCCAGACTTTTCTGCAATGCCAGAACTTCCTTGGCATCGAGCGGAGTGGTGAACAACTGGTGGTTCATTGTCTCGAACTGCTTGACCCAATCGTCAGGGTGCTTCATCCGGCAATAGACGCCACACATGAATAGCTTCTTGTTCCGTTCATCAGAGTTCGGACCATCGGCAAACAGATGTTGCAGACAGGGTGGGCCATCACCAAACTGCTTGCGCTGTTTCTTGGTGCGTAACTTTTCCAGAGAGGACAGCGGTGTCTTGCTGCTCTCGATCATGTCCACGAACTCATCCAGATCGACAGCCTCGACTGCCGCATTGAAACAATAGCGTTGCGGTAACTCTGCATTAAAGTAAGGCAGGTTGATAAAGTTCCCTACATCTCCACGATCCGCAAGGATCTTATCTTGCTTCGGGAATATCTCGCAGCCGCTATGCCCCAAGGCTACCGCCATCTCTGACAGGTACTCTCGGACCACGTTCGCGGGTTCGTATTCATCCAAGAACAGATAGAGGTGGGCACCTCCAGACTTAGAGCGACAATGTAATAACGGAAGTTCTAACTTAGTTATGTTGGCCTGTAGTTTATTGTGATCGAGATCATAGATGTCGATGTCCAACGCTCCCCACTTACATTTGTTTTCATCGTTGATCGGTATCG